CCATATTGTGCTCGCTCTGCTAAACTCTGAAGCTCCTCTATTTTAGCAAGCTCTTCTTCGCTGGCAGCTGACTTCCAACTCGGTTCGGTCGAGCCACCTTGAGGTGCACCTCCGTTTTCAAATTTTTTTAATGGTCTCATTTTTTTACTGTTTTCTAAATATATATTCTTTAGTTTTTTTGTCTTGAAATAATTTATATTGTGGAGCTCCTTTTGTGTTACGACCTGAAGTAAAACCCTGTGACCTTAAGTACTCATCAAGTTTTTTATCTGCAGCTTCACGAGATACACCTCTTATAGAATGCTTAGAAGGTGTCTTACCCCCAATATTATATTTTTTTTTCTTTCTTACCTTCATAGTATTACATAGTTTAGCCCAACAGAGAAATCATGCCATTCTCGATTCCAATACTTATTGTATTTACCTTCTAAGAATACACCAAGACTCTTGTTTAATCTCCACCCAAATATAAGGCCTAATCCGTAATCCGTCCATTGCTCGTCTTCAGTGGTCTCAAAGAAAGAAAATTCGTTATCTGTTTTTAAATGATATGGCATAACACTAGCCCAGCTATGAACCCAAAAGTCTTTGCTGTACTTGTAATAATCATAACCTAAAACGACAGAATAATTCCAAACATTAGGCAGTTCACTTCTTTTTGCAGCTACATAATCATCAATAACTTGAGGTATAATAACCTGCTCCCACACATCAACGCTATTAGCTACAAGAGTACCGTCTGGCGCAAAGTACTCTCCCGCCTGTACGTCAACTGTATAGCCTTCTTGTATAGCTAAACTTGTATAATGTATATTGTTATTTGATAACACCCACTCTTCTAGAGGGTCGTACCCGTAAGGCTCTGATATACGTTGAGCTACACCAATGTTAAAACTAAGACGATCATTTGCATGAAGTCTAAATCTCTGAGACCCCTCAAAGTATTGTACATCTGCAAAACCATCTTGAAGGTACTCAACCTTAGCTATCCAGTTTTTCGCTACATAACGCAGGAAGTAATCCTGATCAAGAAAATTTCTACCCTGCTGTCTTCGCCAGTCAGCCTCAAATAAAAACTCAAATCCTTTTACTTTACCGATGTTTGCTGCATCGCTGTAAGATTTTTCCGTACCGTCATAAAACACATTAGCCCTGTTTTCGTACCCAAACCTAGCAATCTTACGAACACCAGCTGTAATAGAGTAATCGAATGGGGTTTTAACAACATCAGTCTGCAAGCCGTTTGTTACGGAGTAGATATTATCGTCAGCTACAGAGTTACCACCGCTAAAAGCAGTGTAGAATGTAGCATACTTAAATGTCTTTTTTAAAGTCTGTCCTTTTGCGTCAAGAGTGCTGCCTAATATAAAGGCTACAATCATGATCAAAGCATAGACAAATACAGTTAAATCTTTCTTCTGTGTCATTAGAATTCAAATCCAAAGTTTAAGATCATAAGTCTAAATTTATTACAATGTCCTTTTGTCTTACAAGAAGGGCAAGGACAGAATGAAATCTCAAACACAGTAACTGTACCTATTCTTAGGTTGATCTCGTATTTTTCTTTTTTGTTTCCAGCATTCCAGCTGTTTATCCAATCTATTTTCATCATGCTAAAATTATGCGGTTATAAAAATCTAAATCTATTTCTTTAATAGGATTAATAAAATTTACACGACAGTATCTATTAATTTCCTGTCTTTTAGTTTTACTGTTTGTTACACAGACATTTGCAGCTTGGTATTCTGCATTTTTTGTTAAAAGCTTATCAATGCGCTTTTTTGTTGTTTTATTTGTTTTGTAACTCATGATTTAATTATTTTTTTAATTATAGTTCTTCCGTTATATTGAATGACAACCTGATACACGCTATTAGAGAGTTCTGAAAGGTTTATAACTTTGTCTATGGTCCCCTCTATTACGACTTGTCCAAATGCGTTATATACGCTTGTAATAGCCCCAGATGGAGCTTGTATGTTTAGTAAGTCGTTTGTTGGGTTAGGATATACATTTATATCTCTTGTGGTTTCTAGCACTCCTTGTGGCCACCCTTGCTCACAGTAAGAATATAGGTCTACACACGTTTCATCCCAGCTAACTTCACAGCAGTATGGGTCAATGTCTATAATCCAAGCATAGCATCCGTCGTTTAACCAGTAAGGATTTCCAGCACCAGTAATGCATCCAGCATCATACAAACACGCTTCTTCATTAGAAGTGTTAGCTAACTCATTGTAATTAAAAGCATTAGGGTCCATACAGTCAACTAATACTTCAATACACGAGCCGTTGTCTGTATTAGCCAACTCATCGTAATTAAGGGCAGTGCTATCAGTACAGCCATAAATGTAAGGGATACAGCTAAAATCTTCTGTGTTAGCGGATAAGTTATAGTTAAGCATGCTAGGGTCAGTGCAGCCATAAACGTAAGGCTGACAATTAGAAGGGTCGTATTCGGCATTTGCAGCAGGATTGTAATTAAACATAGTGTTGTCAGTACAACCGTATACAAAAGGCTCACACTCACCATCATCTATATTTGCATTTGGATCGTAGTTGTAAGCTGATGGATCCATACAGCCATATATATAAGGTATACAACTACCGTCATCCTCATTTGCAGATGGCAAATAGTTATATGCTAGAGGATTCATACACCCTAGAACTACAGGAATACAGCCTTCATTATCTACGTTTGCTTCTGAGTTGTAGTTAAATGCTTCTTCATCTGTACAGCCAAACACAGCTATAGTATTACAACTACCGTCATCAAAATCAGCCTCATAGCCTTGAGTGTAATATTCTAAATAACCAGCTTGTGCACATCCAGCTTGATAATAACAACTACCATCCTCTGTGTTAACATCACCATTGTAGTTCTGTGCGTTTTCATCTGTGCAACCATACGTATAAGGCTCACAGTAATTACCACACCTTAAGTAGGGAGTGTACACTTCACTGGGTTCTATTGGATTAAGCCATGGATTAGTTCCTTTTTCAAAAACAATATTGCCGTTTGGACTTATTAACTTAAAGCCACACTGTGATACATCAGTACTTGTGCCTCCCTCGCCGAAGAAACTACCAAACTCTACTTCATAAAATGTAAACTCAACGTGAGTTTGAGAGCTAACTGTTATGTCATAAAATGCTTGTTCTTCTGTACAAGTGAATGCACCAATAGGCTGACCGTCTTGCACAACACCTAAGTAAGATCCATCCCATCCATCTCCACCTCCGTCAAATAACATCAGGGTGTATTCACACTCAGGTATGTAATCCATGATGTTTGCTTCTGGATCATAATTAAAAGCCTCTTCATTAAGACAACCTTGAACTGCAGGAGTTACACATAAAGTAGAATCATTGTTTGTAGCAAGAGAGTTAAACTCTAAGTAGTCTGGATCTAAGCAGCCAAATGGCGGATTGTCTGGCGGACAGGGGTTTAGTAAATTGGGTTCGCTAATAGCTTCATATCCGTAGTCAGGATTTTGACCCTCAAATGGAAGTATGCTATATATAGTGTTGCCGCATTCTGTGTAAACAAGAACATCTCCATCGGTAAAACCTCCTGTTGTAGATCCTGCAAGTCCATCACCATATGTATCATATATATTAAAAGTAAACTCTACACCAAGAGGTATACAGTATTCAGTTGTCACAGTTAGTCCCTCTGTTTGATAAAAACCTATATCTTCACTAGCAAGAACAATTGGTATGCTATCTGTTGTAACTATCTCCCAACTTGTTTCCCACTGAGAGTATGTATCTGCTGTAATACTTACATAAACTTTTTGTGTAAATACATTCCCGCACTCTGATACTTCACCATACTGACAAGACTCTCCAAATTCACTTTCTATACCAGCAAAAGGATTATAGTTTGTTGCTAAAGAATCTAAGCATCCTACACCGCAGTTTGGATTTTCAACTACAAGTGTATCCATAATATTGTTAGGAGACTCCACTATAAAATAATACTCGTCATTAGATACAGGCGAAGATGAAACACCCCCATAAAAACTTCCATTAAACCAAGGGCCATAAGGCACAAATTGAAGGTTGTTTAAATCATCTCCTCTATAAAACCCAACTGGATTGCAATTAGGTTCAACGATAGTCCACATAACTTGAAGCTGTCCTTGGTTTGGCGCAAAAGGAAAACAATCAATTTGACCTTGAAGGTTTTGAACGCCAGTACAAAGGCTATCAATAGATGGTTGAGCAAATAAAATAGAAGGGATTAAAAATAAAGCGAATAATAGTTTTTTCATATTGCAAATATAGTTTATTTAAACTCCTATTATTTTATCTATGCTAGCTGTTGCTACGCCTTTTACCTTACTTATGTTTGCTGCCGCAACACCATTTACGTTATTGCCATATCCCGCTAAAGTGTATTCTATATATGGATCTTTAGTTGTACTGGAACCTCCAAATTCAGTATATTGCCCGCCTATATTTAAAGTAAGGTCAGATGTTAAAGCAGAGTTTAAATAATCATGAGTGTAATCCATAAAACAGATTATCACTACATCGTCATTTTGCATGTCAGTTTTAAGATCGCTTGTTCCAGTCATACTGTTGTATGCTGTAGTGCTCCAGTTTGTCGTTAATATTTGAGGAGCATAAACTGTAGCGCTACCATCTAAACTACTGCCAGCTGAAAATCCAGATATATTATTAAAATCTGTGCTTTGTAAAGCTGTTTCACCATCTCCTCCAAAAGCTGTACTTTTTACTGCTATAATACTACCGTCATTGCCAGAAAATCCATATATTTTTATAGTAGCAGAAGCTACAGAGCTTGTAATACTAGAAGTATCAAAATACATAAACGATCTATATACTCCGTAAACAAGTCCAGATCTTCCTGTTGACCTCCTTGCGCTTGTAAAAGCGCTTGACCCAGAAGCGGTTGCAGTTAAAGTACCAGCAGTAGCGTCTCTTGCGCCAGCCCATGAACTAGCATTATTTACAAAGATTTGCCCATCGTCTGTATTTGAATATAAATCTGGCATTAAGCTATTTCTACAAAAGTGTTATCTGGATTAAAAAACATCTTTTTATCACCTACATTAAAAGAGTGCCCAAGCAGTCTAACAAAATCGCCTGAACCAGAAGGAGCTGTAAGCGTAGCCCTTCCAGCAGTTGTTGATGCGTAAACTGGAGCTCCTTCTTTATCAGTTCCTGCAATATATGCACCACTTAAAGTAACACTCCCCCTTATAAGCATACCAGCTGAAGAGTCTGAAGCTGCTGCTGCAACCGTTGCAACTGCAGCTAATGGAGTAGTTGTGGTTTCAGTGTCAGCATCAATTAACGTCCATACACCATTTCTTAAAACATATATAGCTCCAGCGGTAACGCTGTCATCGCTTATACCGTATAGTATTTCAGCACCAGATCCGTACTCACCTGCAGAATCACCGCTTATAGTATGTTTAATTGCTGTGGGGGTAATTATCCCTGTACTTACATCTCCTGTAGTATCAAACGTACTAGAGCCTATATCTATATTACCAAAGCCAGATGAAATAGATCCGCTATTTAAAGCGCCTGTAGTAACTACGTTTGAACTTCCTTCATAACCATCTTTTAAACCGTCTGGAGTAACAGCCTTAGTAGCGTCTGTGCCAGTTGTAGTTTCAGCGGTAGTAGCTAACTCTACTATACCTGAATTTGTAGTAGAGGCGTCTTCTGCAGTAATAGTAACATCACCCGTTGAGCTACTTACATCTATACCGTCACCTGCAACTATTGAAGTTACAGCGTTCGTCATATCATCAACTGCAAGATCAATAGTTCCGTCAGCATCTTGATATGTTGCGCTAATTCTAGTTTCTGTATTACCAGTAAACATTGCACCAACAATATCTTGAACTTGTTCATCAGACAACTGCGTATTTGTATCACTAACAGTATTCGTAAAAGTTATTTTGTCTGAAGATCTAGCTATGCTTAATCCAGTGCCAGCTTCTAAAACTATATCATCTGTAGAAGAATCGCTACCCGTTAATCTAATTTTTTCTTCGTCAGAATTATCCCCATCAACACAAGAAATATTATAAGTTGGACCAGCAGCTCCTGTAGCACCTGTAGCGCCTGTAGCACCCGTTGCGCCTGTAGCGCCAGTGTCTCCCTTTGGACCTTTTTCAGTAACCGAAACACTTGTTTTAGATGTCGGGGTTACAGATACAGAACTAGATGATGAAGAAAACGTAACGCTAGTACCGCCTGAAACCGTAGCGGTTACAGTATTTCCAGATGTTGTTGTAACTTCTACGCTCATATGAATTTATTAAAGAGATTTAGAAACGTCAGAATTTACTATGAAAGAACCTCTAAGTAAAGTGGTGTGGGTATCAACTCCAGATGCAGTTGGTTTTATTTGTTGTAAATCATAAACATATCTACCAGCCTTAATATTTCTCATAGTTGCAGCAGTAGCACTAATAGTTACATTTCCACTATCGTCAATAACAAAAGCCTCAAAAGAATTGTCAACTTGTTTGCCAAGATTAGAACTACCCAAAACTGGAGAGGTGTTTTTTACGCTGCCTCCAGATCGGTAAACCTGCATAAGAAATGAATAATTATCTGTTGATAATGTAAGAGCTGTACCAGACGAATCTTTTAACGTCAAAGTAAGACTAAAGCTATCTCCTTGACGACATGTTATATCTAGTTTTTCTGATACGTCTAAGTTTACTTTACTAGCCATTATTGTAATATGTTTTGAACTGTTTCATCTAGATCCTGTTTATCAGGCATTTCTGTAGGTTCGGTTAATTCACCTCTTTGTCCCTTTCTTTGAGACATTAATTTACTTTGTTCAGCAGCTTGTTTTTTAACTCTACTGTCCTTTCTGTCTTCTTTAAGAACTTCAATTTTTTCTTTAAACTCTTGATCGTCAGTTTTAAATCCTAGTGTAGCTTGAGCTCTAATTGTCTCTATTTCTTTTTGCATTTCATGCCTTACTTGAGCTACCTGTATTTCTAACTGAGACTTAAGCTGAAGCTTCTGAGCCTCAATCTGAGCCTCCATTTGCATTTCTTGTTGCTTAGCCTGAGAAGCAGCTTGAGCAGCCTGCTGAGCTTGTTGAGCCTGCATTTGAGAATTTTGCATAGCTTGTGCTTGCATTTTATCCATTCTCTTTTTACGCCTAATAATTAATAATCTTTCAGCTTGATTTACATCTTTAAGGTTTCTAATAGCTATAGCATCCTCTAAATCTATTTGCTGCTGTTGAATAGCCATTTGAATGTTCTGCTCTAAATATGCTTTTTCAGAGTCTTCCATTTCTTTTTGAACGGTAACACCGAAGTTAAACATTGGTAGGTCGCTAAAAGAACTTAAAACCTCCATGTTTGACTTTCCAATAGCGTTCTGGTAAATTCCCATAAGAACAGACTCTGGTGGAATAATCTGCAAACACTTAACAACATCTTCACACACCTTTTTAAATAAGATCATAGAAGCGTTTGTTATGTCATATATAGCATTATTACCAGCAGCAATAGCTTGTTGCTGAACACCAACTAAAGCGTCACCTTTTGGAGTTGAAGCATCCATAGCTTCATTAATACCTGTTGTATCTCTTATTAATCTTAAATAGTGATTATATAAAGCAATTAGTTCGTTTATGTTTCTAATACTATTATCTATAGTACGAACTGGTGGGTTTTGAAAGCCTCCCTCTGGGTTTTTACTTCTGTAATAAAATACACCTGTCTGTTCATAAATATCATGAAGCTCAAGAGGTTGAAGCTCTCCTCCTTTACCAAGTTGCACATTTTCTAACCCTTCAATATCTATAATTAATCCATCTGGTTTAGCCTTAGCTATAGATTGCTGCAGCTTTAAGTGAGTTATTTGAAGCATATCAGCAAAACCAACACAGCCGTCTACCATAGACTTAGGCATCATGCCTCTAAAGTTAGTAGCAACAACAGAATAACCCATACGAGTTCTACCTATGTCGTGCATGTTTCTAGGAATGTTTGTTTTCATTCCATAATCAAAAATATGCTTTGTACCTAAAATATATAACCCACCATATATGGTAACTATATCCATTCTATGAGGCTTACGCTCAAACACGCCACCTGTTTTTTCTTTATAGTTAAATCCTTCGTAAAAGAAATTTCTATTACCATGCCTGTTTTCTTTTTCTTCAAAGTGCATGCAGTCTACAGACATAAACTCAAAGTCTAACAACTCAATTGTGTAGTCGTCGTAACCGTAAACATTTTTATTTAAAGAGTTGTCGTATTTAGATATAGAAAATCTAGATGTATCGTGTGATTTTGATCTAGCGGAATCAGTGGCAATTTCTTTATACTGTTCCTCTGTGAATCTGTCCCCCGCTAATCGCTTTAATTCCTGTATTGTAATTCTTTTAACATGCCCTGCGTATACAAGATCTTCAAAATTTGGATCTTCTGTTTGGCTATGCACAAAATTACAAGGATCTACATATGTTGTTTTAATACCGTAGCTAGGATCGTTAGTCCTTCTAACAACACACATCCCAAGAGCGACTAAATCATTAACGCACCTTCTGTATACAGAGTCATTAAAATTATTCCAAGAAAGAGTTAAATTGGTACCGATCTGAGCTGATATTTCAGCATCTGTTTTAATATTAGTATCTAAAAATATATCTGCTTCCTCTAGTGTATCAGGCAACATTTCAGGATCTTGATCTAAAACCAATCCGTCAGTTTCCTTTTTGAGTTGCATTAACTGCTCTTTTAACTCAACTTGAATCTTTATTCTCTGCTTTTCTTTATTCTTATCAGAAGAAGAAAGAGGATCAATAGCCTCAAGATTTGGATAAGGGTTACGTGATAAAATTTTGTTTACTACAATTTTTGCAAACTTAGGAAGAACTGGAACTGGAGTGTAGTCTAAATTAATAAGGCTACCATCCGAGTTGTTAGGATCAAGATTTGTAAGAATCTGCTTGTATATATTTGTATCTTGAGTCCCGTTAGCGTAGTCTCTATTTCTTTCAAAAGTTTTATTTCTTTTGTTGTATAAAGACCCTATGTCTTGTGTTTTGCCCCATTGATTTTCAATAGCTTTAGCATACTTTAATCCGTACGCTTTACTTTCTTTTACTTTTTGAGACGCTAGTGGATCTGGGAAGCTGCCTGAACTTTTGTTTTCGTTTGTATACATCAAGGGATAGTATTTATGCAAATATACTAAATAAGACGTTTCTAGGAGATTGGCTTATATCTTCTAAAGAATTTCTTTTCTGCAAAATTAGATTGTTTCTTTTTTGGCTTAGATTTTTGAGCTGCTAATAAGGCTAAACCAGAGCTTATAGTAAGGTCAAATTTTGTTCTGTTATTGATATTAAAACCTATCCAATCCTCTAAAGTGTTGTTAAAATACATATTACCAAACTCCCCTGTTTCTGAGTTAATTCCAATATGGTTGTGGATATAAGCCTCAATAGCGTGTGCGTGAGCTTGAATAACATCTTGAGAGTTAGATGGGATTCCTTTTGTTTTTACGTTAACCTTAGAGTTCGGAGATTTTAAATGGTCTGGTCTATTCATTAAAAACCCATCATAACCTCTTGATTCAAAATGTCTTGCGATACCATACTTATTGTTCTCAATCAATATAGGATACCCATAAAAAACAGCAGCCATAAGAACGTCTTCATAAAATATTTTAGCTAACGGCGGTCTAGAAGCGTATTCTAAAACAAACATATTTGAAGGGTGTTGCATATGAAACTTATTGTAGAGGTGCAAAGCGCCTTTCGAACCTCTGCCATCAACGGTTGCGTCAAGATCATAGGAGTCAACACCACCAACCCCTAAATCAGAATTTGCAGGAATGCGTTTACCTCTTTCGTATTTCTTTACATTTCTTAACTCAGGTGGAGGCATCCAAGATATTTTAAATCGGCCTTTTGGGTCTGGCTTAAAAACAACTTCTGTATCCTTCTGAGCTTCCTTCCAAACAAAGTTACCTACAACTACAGGATTTGGAAACAACTCGTCATTGTATTGAATCTGTTCATAGATTCTACCAATGTTAAATAAGCTACCATCTATACTATCCCTAAAAGCCTCATCAGTAGTAAAAGGAAACTGTCTTGTTATTTCGTTTAACTCTGATGGGTCGTCTTTTAAAGACTCTCTTTCATTTTTAAGATAAGTCTTAGCTCCGAATATTATGTCTTCACCGTCTAAACCATTTGTTACATTTACAGGGTCTTCTATTACGGGCATGCCATATTGGTCAAAAAAGCCCTCTAAAGATTCATAAGCAGGAATAAACAGCCTATATAGACCTGTTCTAGTTCTACCGTTTGCGTTTCTTTCTAAAGGGTTCGAATCCTTCCATAGATCCTTGTACTGACTCCCACCTTTGTCCATCGGATTTACCGTACTCCCTACTAGAGCTTTTCCTACGATTTTTCTTCCGACGATCAAACATGTCCTCTGAATCCTCCATGCGTCCCTTATGTCTGTAGGTCTTTCCCATTTTCCTGCTTCATCTAAATACAACAAGTGTAGCTTCTCACCGTCATATGCGTTGTTAGTTGTGTTTTTCCAATTAATAACTGTGTTAAGCGCCTCACCAGTTTGTGATGTTTTATTGTTTTTTGTGATACGCTTTGACGGCTCTCTAAAAGCTAGCTCCATACGTGGATTAGTTGTACCGTCCTGTATTGGTTTAAAAAAGAAAGGGTAGTGTCTAAACATATACACCACCTTCTTCATAAAGATGTTTTCCTGAGCGTCTTTACCTGTTTTCGACTGGATCCCCATAAGCTTGTCTTTAACCTGTGTAGCTTCGTCCACAAGAACAGCACTACAGATATTAGTATACCCAGAACGACGACACTTAGTATATAGCTGACCGATACAACGAGGATCAGACTCGCACGCAGCCATGTGTAAAAATATTTCACGTTGAAAGTTTAAAAAATATGGGTATCCTACATCTAATTTTGTCCATTGGAGCATCATGTAATGCCGCCCCGTAATATATGTAGCTGTACCGTTGTTATAAAACCAAAGACCCTCACGCCTACGCCTAAACTCTTCCTCGATATATGGACGAAACTTCTCTCTAAACTGTCTTGGCATTTCCGCCCACTCATCCATAGAACGAATACGAGACAATTCCTGCGGCATAGGTGTCCTCTCCCACATTTGCAAGTCGTCTGATTTTTTATATCCAATAATGTTTTTCTTAGGCGGCCTTTTTGGAAGGCAAATGAGTATCCCACCGAGCTCAATAATCTCACCTTCCGTACCGTTGGGACAAATCTTAATAGCAGGTTCTTCATAGTTTTCTATGTCTAGTAAATTACTCAACGAACCCTCCCAAATCTATCGCTACCAAAGCTAGGGAATCCTGTTTTAGGATTGGCTAACTTCATGTAACTTTCACACTTATCACACTTTATATCGTGTATAACCCCCTTGCCTTCTATATACCTAATAGTAACACCCGTTTTTTCTACAGTGTCATCACTGCACTCACATTTATATTCAGCCATTTCATTTAATTTCGTTTAGAACCTTTTACTCTAGACTTTTCTTTTCTACCTCTGTTTTTGCTTTTAGGCTCTACAACTGTTACGACTTTACCTCCTTTTGTAAAATGGTGTAGGTCTTTCCCATCACCTTTTTTTACTCTACCTCCCTTTTCAGCTTCTCTTCTACGCTTGTTTCTAGCAGCACGCTCCCTCTTATCTTTTTGAGAAGATTGAAATTTATCGTATTCTTTTTTGTAGTTTCTTTTCTTTACTCTCATAACTGCTGCAAGTTACGCTTTTTTTTTCTTCTATCATAAGTTGCTATTCTGTGGCAGTTAGCACACCTAACCTCACACTTATCTATTTCTTTTTGTATTGTTTTTAAAGAGTATGACTGATTACCCATATCTGAAACATTAGACTTCTTTTCACCTCTAACGTGATCAAACTCTAAAACCAATGGATTGCTTTCACCGCAATCAACACATGAGTATAAGGTCTTAACAAAAGCTATATACTCTTTGTTTCTTTTCCTGTTTTCTCTATTTTTCTTTTTACTACGATCTTTTATCTTTTGCTTGTTAGCCTCGTAGTGACGCTTTGCGGCTGCTGCCTGATCTTTTGCGTCTTTATAAGCCATTACTTAGAAAATCTTTCAGCAAATCCCCCTGAATAATCTTTAGCTTCACCTATTTCTCCGCTAGACTTCAAATCTTTTATCATTTGCTCTAACCTCTGTCTCTCTACAAGCAGCTCTTTACAATCTGTTGCAGTTTGTTTAATAGATTGAAGTTCGGCTTTTCTAGCACTACCGCTAATATCTGGATCAACGGGTTTCTTAATTTCTTCTATCATATTATTGATAGCCTCTTCCATACTAGACATTAGCCTTTTAGCTGCTGATACTGTCGTAAACTTAATTTTCGACATAAAGCAAATCTTCTGCACGGGTACGGTAGTATTCTTTCCCGTCTATTTTTATACGATAATCTCTATTCTGTTTAAATCCCACTACATCCCCAGACTTTACTCCAAGCTCTTCCAGCCAAGGACTATCAAAAGCAATACGACCTTTAGTAGGTAATTTTTCTGATAAGTCTACAACTTCTATTAAATCTGATTTAGTCTCTAACTCCTCTTGCTCTGTAAACTCTAGAAGAGCCCACCCCATAAGCGGTTTAACTTCACCAGTTTTTTTACTCTTATAAGCTATAGCTTGATTGTTTATTGTATGGTTTGGGTCATATCTAACCAAGTAATGATTGTCATTACCAGTTAATACCTGACCTTCATTAATTACAACCAAGTGATGAAAGTACAACGTGTCGCCTTCTTCCACACCTGTGTTGTATTTTAAAGGAGAGCAAACTACAGGGCCTTCAGTAACCCTATGCTCAAACTCATTAAATCTATTGTCTACATATAGCTCTAGACCAGAGTCTGTCTTAATTGTGTCGTTGAACTGTTTTTCAAGCTCAACAACAAAAATATCTAAAGTTTTCATAAATTAAAAATTACAGTCGTATTCAATTATACAAGGCATAGAGTCAACAGATTTCCAAAGAACTTGAGAGTCGTCTTCGTTCTGCATGTAAACTAAATACCTTTGTTTACCGTACTTGTATAAATGCTTTTCGTCAAGTACAATAGTGCTTACTTCACCTCTACCAGCTCTCATGCCAACGTAGTAAGCCATAGCGTTTTTCGGGTCTTCCCCGATAATAATTTTTCTAATAAGTCCTTCCATTTTATTAATCTTCTAACTCAACACCAGTACCATTCAAAAGATCATCAATGTCTTTATATCCGTCTACTTCTTCTGAATCTTTATTATCTAAATCGTACCAAGTGCTATCTATAAATTGCAATATACTATTTAATTCTTCTCTTGAGTCAAGACTATAACTATATATAGCCTTTAATCTAGAATTACCCATAATGTCTTCATCTATTAAGCCTGTAACCATAACAGAAGCTACCCTATCTCGCATATTATAAAGGTCAACAATTCGATCTAATTCCATAGATAATCTTTGAACCTCTAAGAAAAATGCCTGTTCTTCCATATCTTTACGAAGTAATCTCATTTTAATGCCAAAAAGCAAAATAGCTAAAAAAAAACTTTTTAGGGAAAGTTCTAAACTTAATCAAAGGTACGTAAAAAGAAACTTTCTTAAACACCTTAGAACTAAACTTTTAAACTTTTGTAAAAGGTACGACATCTTTGAAAAAGAATTGTTGTTTATGCTTTGGGCATACGACCTTGAGTTTTGGACTATAGATTACGCAGCTAAAGAATATCAGTATTCCAAAAAACATATAGCAGAAAGGATAATATACCCGTTAGTGAAAGAAGGGTACGTATACAAACATTTCGATAAATTAACCCCATCGCAAACGTATGAGGATCATTTATTCAGAGATGAGCTAAAAATGAATTATAGGGTAAGGTATGCTTTAACACAAAAAGCAAGATTGCTAGTGCAGTCTTTCTATAGGGAGTTAGAGTAACTATCTTTTACCTCCGTCGTACTCTACAGCGTGGCCTTCTTCTATAAGCTGCTTGTTTAAGTTTTTCATAGTAAGAGAGTCAGGACAGCAAAAGTCTATTTCTCCAAGACATCTACCAAACTTACCGACTCCATGCGATACAACCTGAACTTCTGTTGCTGTATCTAAAAGCTCAGCTACTCTTTTTTTAGCTGCCATCCCTCGTTTCTTTTCTTCAGGATCACGAGTTCTCGATTCAGGCGTGTTAATACCCATAAACCTTATTCGCTTTTTGATTTTTACATCAAAGCCTAGATCTATGCTAGCGTCTATTGTGTCCCCATCGATAACTCTAAGAACTTCTATATTGTATGTATACATGTTTATTGATTAAGCTTCTCCAGCTAAGTCTTTTAGATCTAATGGATCTAATATTAAGCACTCAGCAAAGTCTCTGTAAGCTATAGTTACTTCTTCCCCAGCTTCTAAAGCTTTTGCTATAGCAGGGTATATACGCATGTAAGCCTTAGTACTCTTTCCTATAAATCCGTTTTTCTTTATGTCGTTGTTTTCTTGCGTATCACCCACAAGTAAACATCCCGCAGTGTCCTCATCAGTATTACCACAGTGAATAAGGATATATTTAAAATTAGGGACATCACACACTTCAAGCATTCCAATATGTATGTCAGCAAATCTCTTACCGTACTTGGAGTGGTATCCACCTTCTCTTCTAAACTTGATTTGATACTCTCCTTCAGGTATACAAGTTTCTCCCCACACCTTTTCTTCACGGCTCTCATCTTCGAGAGTATAGCATAAAAATTTTCTTTCATCAGTTACGTCAAATAAAATACCGTTAGTCGAATCTACTCCTTTGTTGAATCTTATTACTTCTAGCTTCATTCTTAAGTTTATTTAATCTAATTTTTTCAGCCTCTTGAGCGTGATCTTTTCTTTTCTTTATTGGGTTGAAATAAAACTTTTTCAAGTTTTTAACACTTTTTTAACATTTTTTTTTGGATTTACCAATTATTTGTTTTTTATTGTGATCAACAAGTCAAATATACGACTTGATTTTTTAACTTTTAATTCAATATGTTATGAGAAATTTATTTTTATCAGCCGCAGCTTTACTAGCCATAACAGTAAATGCGCAAGACGAACCAACAAGAGGTAGCAGTGTAGTTATAAGCTGTGCTTTTAATCAAGGTGGAGTTGACAGATCTTTAATTATGTGGGAAGTTTGGAAAGATCCTATGTATGATACAAACTGCATAAACTGTATAGACAATGACCCTACATACTACTGGACAACTCCATACGAGGAGAGAACGCACTACACATTTATGTACGATCCAGTTATTGATGATGAGTTTATTGCTAAGTCAATAGAAAGCAACAGAGTTCAAACTGCTGAGCATGATGGTCAAATTATTATGACCTTTGAGTGTAATGGTTTTGGTATATACCACGTGTACGCTCGTAATAAAGAAACTGGAGAGCTGTTGGGGGCAACAGCTGCTCATATTGGCCATGACTTTTGGGGGACCAGCAGCAGTAGCTTAGGAATAAGAAGAAACGTCAAGCGTAAAGTTGGCCAAAAGCACTGCGGAGTAAGTATAGCTGGGGAAGACACATACATGTACAACTGCTTTACTGATGAGCCGTACCACGGTTGGAAGTTTGAGTAGTACTATCGATGTTATTTATAAGGGTAATCACTTACATTAAAGCCCATCCAGTTTGTAGTTGGTCTGTCATAATATCTAGGATCAAAATACCCTCCAATATTTTCCTCTTTCATAAATTTTTTAATTGCATTCAATTCGTCTTCTAAGCGCATAGCATCAGTATATTCTTCGCCTTCCTTTAGGTCTCTTTTTACAACACTAGAAGCGGGTATTTCATATTCCACTGCAGAAGATGGATCATTACCATACGTTGGGAGCCCCCAAGAAGTTTTTCCAGTTTCCATTAGCTTGTTATATATAGTAAACTTCAAAACATCGGGTAGATTTTCAATTTCTTCTACAATGTCTGGTGAACCTGCGGGAGCCTCAACTACAGCTTCTGGTACATTTACTGTGATTCTGTTGCCCTCAGAGTCAACAAAGTATTCACCTTCTTCTTTTTCAGGGTCTCCAGTAACCTTACCTCCTTCTGCTAAGAATCGAGGAAGATCTTTTATGGAAAACTTACCCCCATCCTTATATTTTTTTACGACTATCATCTTCTAAGCAATGAGGATAACGCCCCCATAGGAGCTCTACCCCCACCTTTAAGTACTTTGTATTTACCACCCATAGCAAATCGGTTATGTCGACTTGGATCGAAACCTTCACTCTCAGCGTAGGCATCGGCTGCCTCTTGACCCCTTGTATCTCTAATCTGACGGTATCGAGCCATTTGACCAAATGATGGAACTGTTGAATTCTCTTCCACCATAGCGTCCTTAAACATTGTATCTAAAAAACTTGGGTTGCTTATATCGCCTACACCAGTTCCTCCCGTAACCATTCTTTCAGCTCCTTGTCCAGTTACAATAAAGTCTGCATTGGCTGAATCTGTATACCACCCTCTTAAAAATTGTTCTGTTGCTTTTGTTTGCTTTGTTAAGTCTATTCCAGCGTCGGTTGCATCTTGGAAAAGTTTTTCCATTCCAGCTCTACTATTTATTCCTTTATCCTGTATGCTAGTAAAAATTTGACCGTTAGCATTTACTGTTTGACCATTAATAGTAGTTGAGGATACGAATCTCTTATTTTGTTCTTGATACTTTGGAAAATTTGTTGGGTTAAGTTGCTCAGATGGTAAGAACTGATTAACAACTTCACCGTGTAAATCACCAAATAAACCATCAGTATTCATATCAATCATCATATCAGCTATATCCTGATCCGTTGGTTCTCTACCTAAATCTTCAGCCAGTTTATCTAACTTTATTTTAAAGTTATTATTGGTTTCGGCTAACTCTCTTACGGAATTTGCTACATCTGGTACGTTGTTATTAATAGCTGTAGTTACCTCGCTTTTAAAACCATCGTAAGCTTCTGAAAGCTGTTGTGGATTTTGGATGTCCATCCCTTCAAACTGTTTAGCAACAAACGGAGACTGCATAGCTAAATCGAACTGCTCTTGAGACATGTCTGGAGAAACCGCTTCTGTATTAAAAGAAGCTACAGTTCCTGCTGCTACATTGGCAGGGTTCATTAAATCCACTTGATCACCAGTAGCTATAGTGGTCCCTGTATCTTGAACACCTTCTGTTGTGCCACCTTGCCCTCTACCTGTTAGTGCAGCACCATCATCACCAGCTAAACCAGATCTACGTTCTAAATCAGAAGCAACAGCAACAAGTTCATCTGCTGGTATACGATTTCCGTCTGCGTCAGTAGGGTTTCCGTCTGCGTCATGATATTGCCCACCATGTTCATACATTCTTCCACCACCCATCATGTATCTTTTAAGCATACCTCCTAGGGCGTACATTCTGTTATGTCTATTTACTTTCATGTTTTTGTTATTAAGCTGTAGCAGCGTAGATTTCACAGTCGCAACTTCCAGTGTCTGCGTCTATAGTTATTTGAGATATTGTTTCAAAAGAGTTAAAAGCAGCTCCGTCTGAATTAGCTTCCATTTCGTCGTCGCAAAGCATCCAGCTAGACTCAGGTGGTAGTTTAATAAAGTAAGCTTCTGCATCTGCAACAACTCTTATTGTTACAAAATTGGTTTGATCGAGGTTAGTAATACGTAGGTATTTAAGATCACCATCTTTTAGTTGTCCAGCTGCAACTGCAGCACCAAACAACAATACAGTTTGTTCTGTAGTAGTAGCAGAAATTATTCTTCTATATACATCGTTTACCTCGTAAGTAACAGTAGTTTCTCCATTTATGGTTTGACCGTTAATTACAAGGTCTTCTGTTATCTTTACTTTTAGACTTGCCATTATACTCTTTTTATTCTACCACCCTGTTTTGGGTAATTCGTTTTAGTTTTTACTCTACCTCCTTTTTCAGCGTATATATTTTGCATGCTTGAAGGATTTACAAAGTTAACTAAATTATAATTGTCTTGAGGGGTGACTCCTAAAGCAGCTACTACACCCTGCGTTTGGGTGCTTGCCATACCTGCAGACATACCATCAAGGCTCTGAGGTATTTGTAAGTTTATAGGTGCAGCCGATGCAGTAGGGGTAAACCCTGCAGGAGGTATGTTTGCCATTATAGGCATTTCAGCTGGAACAGTCGGTGTAACTTGAGTCTGTTCTTCTCCCCCTCCAGTGCTTGCTATACCACCTATTGCTTGTGCAGCCTGCATAAATGGTTTTGATTTATCGTAAAATTGTTTACCAACTTCAACAAACTTATCAGCATCACGAGCTTTAAACGCATCTTTACCTGCGCCTAACAACTGCTTAAACGACATGTCTGCAACATCAGTCGCAACATCAGTCGCAGCATCTGCAACAACGTCTTTAGCAGTATCGCCAATAACATCCCCAGTAATACTAGTACCCTTTGTTACTAGCTCTTTAGCTGGTTTGACGTTTTCAATAGTTTTAGATGCTAATTCTTGAGTGTTCTTAACAGTATCAGCTTGAAGTTTAGCTAGTTTAGCGCTTTCAATAGCTTTCTTAGCGCCAAACCCCAGAACAGCCTTACCCCCTTGCTCAATAGCTTTAGCTGCTATGTTTTCAGCTTGTTGCTTTCTTGACTCTCTAGCAAAGTCTTCCATACGAGTATAATCGTAGAAGTCCGCAGCTTTATCGAAGTCTTCTAAACGAGGGCCTTCATACTTATCTCTTACCCTAGCTGCTTTTCTTTTAAGTCTTGCTTGCTTTTTATCTGTTTCACCAACAGCACGTTGCTCAATTCTTTTAGCTCTCTTACCTATTCTCTCTCTTTTTCTTTGCTGCTTAGCTAATTGTCTTCTTGTTTTCCTAAACTGCTTTCCTTTCAACTCCTCATCAAACCCAATACCAGCTTCTTCTCTAAACATAGCTCTAGAAGCAGCAGTACCTACATCGTACTTAGAAGAAGCTAAATCTTGTTTTACCCCAAACATACCGAACTCTGTCCTCTTCCCCGTGTCCCCTATATCTCTTCTTCTACCAGTTTCAGGGTCTATAGTAGTACCTACTTTAGAATACGCTTCATTTTTACCTATTCTTTTTCCTGTGTCAGGATCTATATAGTATTGTCTTCCGTATTCGTCAGTATATGCTGTTACCATACAGCAAATATAACGATAATTAATTTTTACCTAGAGTCTCTACCAGACCTATATATCTCTAGATACTCCTCTACTGATTTATTAACTCCAGCAGGTTTATATTCTGTATTGTCTCTTAATGATGCAAAGTAGTTTCTTGCACCTTGTCTACCTAAATAATTGCTTATAGCAGCAACCTCATCTAAAGTAAAGTTCCAAGCATCCCCCAACTGAGGAGCATACTCATCTGTTAAGTCGTATGCATTTTGTTGTAATGAAGGTATATTCGGTAACTCACCAGTAACCCTCATTTCAAATACTTTATTCTGTAAGTCCCTATCTCTTGCAAACTCATCTCTACTTACCCCCTGCATAAACGGTAGGTCTTTAATCTCATTGTAAAGCTGTCCATATAACCCCGTAGCAGAACTATATGGGTTTATCATTAATTCACCTCCCGCACTCTCCGCTTGAGAAACACCTCTCATAAGGTCTTCTATGTCCAAATCGTTCTCCTCATGGAACTCTTCAAAATCAATAGGTACTAAGTTACCAGCTTCGTTATACTTATAACCCTTTGGTGGGTCTTTGGGTGGATCTTTAACAACCATCCCGCTTCTATATGATCTATTTAACCTCAAGGCACAACTATTCTTGCGTTTAAACTAATAACAGACTCTTCAGTACATACAAAAAAACATCTATAAAGCTTATTTGTGTTCTACTGAACAGCAGATGCCGTAAAGGTATAAACTATTTTTTTAAAAGTCAAGAGTAAAGTAAAGATTTAAGAGACAGACTCTAAATAGCTGTAAATGAACAGAATAAACGCATATAAGCTGACATACCTGTTTTTTTTTGAGTTTAAAATACGATGATTTTTGGCAGATCTGAAGTCAATTTGAAAAAAATGCCAGAAATATAGAGTGTGGGGATTATATATATTATACAGCGTTAGAATTTTCAAACCAAAACGATAATATCCAACCCCCTCCCCTAACTTTTTCTAGCTTTTGCGCATACTTTTTAGCTTTTTTGCATAGCGTTGACTATCAATCACTTAGCATGCATTGACTTAAGTACAGGTTCACGCTCGTTTTGTTAAGGTGTTGAGTTGCAACCCCGAACAATCCCCCCATGCATTTACAATACGCTTCCCTCTTCCCTCTTATGGTGGCTCACTTATCCCCGTTCACCTACTCCCTCTCCCGTGTGTACGTGCGTGATACGACTTATTTAGATAGCATCCAAATCTGTTAACATATTTTAACACCGAATCGTTTTAAGAGCGTTTAAAGACCTAACCCCCTTCGCTGGTACTATACCCTTAAAAAGTCGAGATATTGCAACCTCGCAAAATTTAACATCTGTTAACAGTATTCATTTGGTAGTCTGTTCTTCTTTGCCTATACGTGCGTACGTGTGTGCATGCACATTGTAAAGCGTTAAAATTGTTTTAACATTCGTTAACATTTTTTATTTGCTATTGTCGAAGTGATGCCCACATCTTAGCACCAACAAACAAACAAAAACACAAAAAATCATATAAACGAAATAAACGAAACAAGATGAAAAACTTAGATAAACAGCTAATCGAGGCACTTAAAGAATCAATTAAAGCAAGCCTCAATATGATTAAAAGAAGAGACGAACTCATAGAGCAACTTGAAAGAGAAAGAGACGATTACGAGAAGTACTTGAGGGAAGCTGAAGCAAAGATTGAGAATCTTGAAGCAAAAATAGTCTAACTGACGAGGGTTGAATACCCGAAACGCTGTGAAGCGTCTTAGACAATAAACAAAGCAAATGAAATACCTAACAAGCATAAACAAGCACAACCCCAAACGGGCAGAGCAAGATGGAAGATATAGACACCAACGCTCTAATAAGACTTACAGCAACACAAGAGCGCAAAAGTCTAACCGAGCAACGGCATCGACTGACCGAAAGGTTGTAGCGATATCAGACCGCATCGAGCGTAAAGACGCCCGCAAAGCATTCAACGAGATGAGACGCAAGAGAGCGTAACACCTCACAACGTACGAGCCCATTGAAACACGTGGGATATGTGGCAAAGAACACACAGAACAACAACGGCGCACGGGTAAAGCCGTGCCATAAATTTTAATACATATAAACAATTTCAATCATGAATAACTTCAAAACATCACACGAGCCAAACGAATCACTATCATCATCATCACTAGCTTTCGACCTTGCTATGCAACAAGCAATGCTAGATATGGGGGCAGAGTTCAACCTTATAGACTTTGAATGATGAGAATACGTTTTACTTACAAGCACAACTAACTTTTGAGATATGAAATTCAATAAATACACAAAGAACTTAAAATTTGAACACCCGTTCGTTTACAGCTACAACACAAGAGTAGCGGAAGTAAGAGGGGATGAAATGCATCAGTTAGGTTGGTGGAGTGTGACAACACAAAAGCATATCAACTATGCATCTAGACAATTAGGGATTAATATAATTATAAAAGATCGATAACTATGAAAGATTACGCAGTTTACCGAGTGTATAGAGATAGCTTTGAGAAAGATATCCTATTCACAAATCTAACAAGAGAGCAAGCACAGACGCTAGTACAAAACGCACCCAATGAAAAAGACAGCATGGTGGTATTCGATGAAATGCCACGTGATATGTTATGGGGTAGAAAAACAAACTAATAAAACATACATCATGAACTTACTAAAAAGATATAGGAAAATAAAAGACGAACTCGAAATGCTAACATCAGAAGGAGATGCATACGACCACGATGCCTGCCTATGGGATATCGAAGGATACTACGTCTGCGGTATAGACGATGAGGATATACTGCGTGAGAGAGTGGAGGCACTAGAGAATCTAGCCAAAGCAATAGAAAGAGTTAATAACACAGAAATAATATACGCATGACACTACAAGAAAAACTATACCACCAAAGGCAGATAGCTAACGCTATCCAAAAACACGAAGAGATTTATAGGTTGGACACCAAACCTTACCCAACTCTTTGCATGCTACCTACACCACAAACGTCAGGCACTATGACACAACAACGTGCCTATGCTATGGATAAAGCGATGCAAATTGTAGAATCAATATAAATACATCGATCATGAAAACATTTGAAATAGAAGTGGTGCGTACATACACCACAACAATCGAGGTAGAAACAGCCGATAACTTAACAGCAAGAGATGTTGAAAGAATAACAAATTACGACCTATATGACTTGGAAGAACATGAATATCTGTACGATGAGATATGGGATGTCATGGGTGAGGCAGAACTTGAGCAAATGGACGTTGAAATGTTAACCGTAAACGCAAAGGAACTATGAATTTAATAGACAGAATGATTGCCTACGAATGTGGGGATATAAACGACGAAGGATTGCTAGAACTATTCGCTGAACTAATCAGCAGTGGTAAAGCATGGACGCTACAAGGTAGCTACGGGCGAACTGCATCAGCCCTGATCGATGCAGGTTACATAGACACGGACGGAAACATTTGCATGATATGAAAAAGATAATTGGATTAGAGCGACATAAATACGCTCCAGAACTTAATAAGTTGCACTTCAAAGACGGCTCAAATTTTAATACTCCACATTGTACAACCATCGGTGAAGCTAAAGCGTTTCACTGGGCAGAAACAAATAAAACTAATTAAAATGAAGGACAAACCAATGAGTAAACGTAAACCAAAAACACAATCAGGGTTCGCATCATTCAGCATGCACGAACTAGCAGAACTAATTACTAATGTTCACGTAGTGAGCATCAAACCAGATAAAGATGACAAAACAAGAACGAATAGAGCAAATAAGCAACGCACTAAATGAATCAGGTGCTTACAAGAAACTTGAATACTTCCTTGTGTATGAAGATAAAACGAATGACTTCTTGCTCACAGACATGGAGAATTTTGCATACGACCTCGAAGAATTTATAGAAGAGTGGGCAAGTAATCGTTATCCTTTCCGATAACGCCATTAATAAATAAAACAAAAACAAAATGGAGACATTTACACTAGAACGAATAAAGAACATAGCTAAAGACATCAAAAGCGATGACGAGTGGGTAAACGACAGCCATACGAAATCAGAATACGTAGGGATTTGTTATGCACTTAATAGTTTAATTAGACACCTTGAAAAAACCACAACAAAATGAGTTACAAAATACAACAACAAGCAGAACAATACATCAACGAGGTGTGGGGAAATGATACAGACGGATATGATGATGAAGCCATGATAACAGAGTTTAGGTGGCTAGTACATGCAGTGCTATCCGATCCGACACATGCAAGAGAAAGTCTTATTGATGCAATTAAATCACATACAAAATAATATATGAGGGTTTTGATTAGGCGAAACCAATCGAGTAATAGGTGGCTATATGGCGTGTTACCTACCCTCATTATTATTAAATCACATACAAAATGAATAAGTTAAAAGACATAAACTCAAACGACCTTCGTGATGAGTTAGCATCGAGAGGATTTTACACTAATAATCTGTGGCACGTAGATGACATTAAGCAGAACTACGAGTGTAGTGATGAAGATGCGCAAGAGATACTAGATAAGACAATGCAATCTAATTGGATTACACAAGAGATATTCACCTTCATTGATGAGGTGTGTGCAGGACATAGATTCGTGAAAGAAAAAGAAAAATAAAATGAAAGACAATAAACTAATAGCAGAATTTATGAAGCTACCACTAGTTCCTTGCTCTATCGGAACAGAAAATGGAATAGTGTACGAGGGTTATCAGCACCCCAAAAAAGGCACACCATTTACAGCCGATGGGTTGCAATACAAATACTCATGGGATTGGTTAATGCCCGTAGTACAGAAGGTTAGTAGCCTATGCGATGAGCCTTGTGAATTAGACAACATGAAACATGCTTTACTAACGGGCGATATCGAATCAGTTTACGATGATGTAGTAGAATTTATTAACGAGTATAACAAATACATATGCGGATCTTGTGGCGACCACGTGAACGAGGTGGTGTTTAATGAGGACGCAGATGTAGATGAATGTACAAATTGCACAGAATATTATGAACAGTAACAAACTAATAGCAGAATTTATGGGGGATATACCTAAGTATGTAATTGGACATGGGAAAGCATACGACAAATACAATGACTATTCTAAGTCTTGGGATTTACTAATGCCCGTAGTAAGAGAGGTGATAATTAGACACCAAGTAGATGAAGGAATTGAAATAGATTACGACGAGTTACAAAACAGAGTAATGGATAACGACATCGAAAGAGCGTACGAAGAAGTAGTAGAATTTATTAAAGAGTACAATGACAAACAAGGATAAAAAATACCCATTCAACGAGGGCGATGACTACTGGGTGTACGTTGAAGACATAAGGGGACATATTTTAATGTGGTCTTGTTGGGATGACATATCAGAAGAAATGCATGACGAGAATCCCGATAGAAAATACTTTACAGAAGAGGAAGCATTAGATATAGCAAGAGCAAACGGAATATTATATAAAATGACATGGGAATAATGACGGACAAGGATAGAACAATACAGAATCAAGCTAAGGTTATTAGAGATAACTGGAGTGAACTACAAGCACTCAAACGCATACTAATAGACGAATACCCTGACACATGGAGGGAAATAAAAAACAAAATACAATGAACATGAGTAACAAAACATATTGGAAAGTTTTAGGTATGAGCGAGTACATTCTTGGATATACAAGTTGTAAAAAAACATATCTCAAGGAGTGTATAAAAGAAGGGTGGACTGCCAATCAATTAACTTTCATTAAACTTAAAACTAATGACAATTAAAGAGATGCGTATAGCCAAGATGCAAAAGGCTTTAGATCATTACGACTATGTGTCTGACGCTGCGAAAGCGTTGGGGATTAGGACAGAAACCTTATGGAGAAATATAAAACGACACAGACTTGAAGTAACAAGTTCAAAAAACACATAACAATGGAAGAAGAATTCAACCCACTAAATCTTATATCAAAAGAAGATAGAAAAAGGGTGCTTAAAGCACACACTAAGACAGAGTTACTTAAAAAGGCTATGGCTTGGGAACTTATAGCGCAAAAGTATAAAGAAGAATTAATTAAAATACAGAAAAATAAAGATGAGTAAACGAGAAGTAGATTTTGAACTAGACTTTGGGCTTGAAGCTACCCTAGTGTACTATGTAGTTGATTACCCAGAAGGTCGCAGTTTAGATATAGATTGGATTTATTATACAGACAAAAAAGAAAAACACAATCTGTCCTTTCTATTGTCTAACGATAAATTCCGAGATTCTATGCAAGAGTTAGCAAAAGAAGATTTTGAAGATCCATACTAATTAACATGAATATATTTTATTTACACGAAGATCCAAGCGTAGCGGCTAGTTACATGTACGACAAGCATGTAGTAAAGATGATACTTGAGTCGGCACAGATGCTATGCACAGCACACCATCATTACGGTAATGGCGACAACGTACCATACAAAAAAGCACACTACAACCATCCTTCAACTGTGTGGGTTAGGCAAGGTATACCCAATTATATGTGGTTATACCGACACATGATGGCACTTGGAGATGAATATACTAGGCGTTATGGTAAGACACACATGTCAATAGAGAAATGTGCTGAAATACTAAGACATCCACCTGAAGGTATAAACACGTATG